CGAGTACAAAACCGGAAAGTCGGGACGAAAAAAAACCCCGCCGGAGCGGGGTCGGTGATGCTGGTTAGTGCTACTTATTGACAATCGCTGCGACTGCTATCAGGAAGTCGGTTTGTGCTTTGTTGTAGTCCGTCAATTGACTAGGCTTTAAATGCATCTGAACGTGTGCATGGATACCTTGCACCGACCTTGTAACATCCTGTAGGATATGATCGAATCGGATGTTATCCACCGGCGCATCCGCTTGTGGCGCGGATTGTGCCTTACCCTTGACGACTTTAGCAATTGCCGCAACCTTGCCGTTTGCTTTGTTTGTTGCTGCTTTTTTTGATCCACCACGCTTTTCAGCTTGACTTAGTGCTTTCGGTGTCGCTGCTATTGCGGCAACATAATCAGGTCGTAATTTTAACGCGATGTTCAAACCATCGCGGCAAGTCTTAAGACGTTCGGGTGTCGCACCCTTACCAGCCCACGCTGCCACGCATCCAGTCTTAAATACCTGCTCGTCAGCGTAACTCATTTTGGCGGCTTGCATATATGAGACCGCAGAATCAATTGCCGCCTTTTTAGCTGCGGCTGTCTTAATCTCGAGCTTACCGAAAGCATGGAACAATGACAGCGTGGATGATACGGTTATTGCATCTTGTGATAATACGTTAGTAGTTTGTGACATGGTATAGCCTCCAATTTGATACATGATTGTTACATCGGTTCTCCCGACAAATTCATTATCCTACATCCTCATCATATTGTCAACCATGATATTCTGGAACAAAACATGAAATCATGATCTGTTCTACGCTGAACCCACTAACCCCCGAACCCCTAAACTATGTTTCGCTAGCCAAGTCTGTATAGACTATGATTTGCACACACGATTATGAATTTCCTGAAATAGGGACACCCCCCGGTTCTTTTTAAAATGTAAAGCATTGACAAAAATATATAAAATTTGCTACAGTTCGTCATGTTGAAGTACTTAGAGAGTTATGCACATGGCTACACGTAGAGAGCTAGAGGACTTAATAGGAGACATATCAATATATGGACCCCTTGACATACCCAGTCCTACACCCACTGCCAATCTCCCTGCAGTAGCATCCGCAACACTAGCCAAGAAACCCGAAACCATTATCCAGCTAGAAACCATGCTTGATGAGTTTGGCTGGCAGGTAGTAACCCATGCGGGTCAAGTAAGGCACTTGGTAACAAATAAGTTACTGGCACTATCAGAGCACCCAGACCCCAAGATCCAGCTGAGAGCTGTAGAACTGCTAGGCAAGATTGCCGACGTAGGGATGTTTGTGGATAAACAAGAGATTACACTTAAGCACACCTCAGACGAGGAACTACGAAAGAGGCTACGCGAGAAGCTAGGGTTGGTTATAGAAGCAGAGAAACCAGAAGTGGTAGACATCGAAGCCATATCACACACCGTCATAACTGCCAAAGACATGAAGATCCCCTTTGTTTAACGCCATAAAGAACCTTCCACCCCACCAGCAACAACAGGTGTTGGATAATATCCACAAGCTGCCAGAACGCGAGAAGATAGAGCTGTTAGCCCTGCTTAACGAAACCTCTAGGCGGGAAGCAAGAAGTGCGGCGCAGACAACATTCCTAGAGTTTGTTAAAGAGATGTGGCCCGGGTTTATCATGGGGAGGCACCATAGGATAATGGCTGAGAAGTTTGAGGCTGTTGCTAGGGGTGACATAAAACGTCTAGCCATATCCCTACCCCCACGGCACTCTAAGTCTGAGATGGCATCTTACTTACTACCTGCGTGGTATCTAGGCAAGTACCCGGATAGGCAGATCATGGAAGCCTCACACACTGCAGAACTCTCGGTAGGGTTTGGACGGAAGGTAAGAAACTTATTAGATACAGACAAGTACCAAGAAGTATTCCCCGGGGTGTCCTTACAACAGGATTCTAAGAGTGCGGGACGTTGGGGTACCAACCGAGGTGGTGTATATAATGCACTGGGTGTTGGGGGGTCCGCTGCTGGTAAGGGGGCTAACCTATTTGTAATTGATGATCCGTTCTCAGAGCAGGACATTATCACCGGCAACTCGGCAGGGGTGTTCGATGCGGTGTGGGAGTGGTACATGTCAGGCCCTAGACAGCGATTACAACCCGGCGGGGGTATAATAGTGGTTCATACCCGTTGGGGTAAAAGGGACCTGATCGGCAGGCTACTAGACTACGCAAGCAAGAATCCCGGGGCAGATCAGTGGGAATATATTGAGTTTCCTGCTATTATGCCGTCAGGTAAGTCTCTGTGGCCCGAGTATTGGCCTATAGAAGAACTAGAAAAGATTAAGGCAACCATTGCCCCGCATCTGTGGAACGCCCAGTACATGCAAAACCCCACTGGGGAAGAAGGTGCGTTACTGAAACGGGATTGGTGGCAAGACTGGACTAAGGACGATCCACCCCAGTGCGACTATATAATCATGTCGCTAGATGCAGCACAAGAAGCCCATAACAGGGCGGATTATAATGCTGTGACTATATGGGGGGTGTTCGAGCGGGAAAACGAGCACGGGGATAAGATCAATAATGTGATCCTGCTGGAGGCTTGGCGGGAGCGGATGGAGTTTCCTGAGCTTAAACGGGCTATGTTTAAGATGTACAGTGAGTGGAACCCAGACACGTTTATAGTTGAAAAGAAGAGTAATGGGGCTGCATTGTATCAAGAGATGCGAGCTGCTGGCATACCAGTAACAGAGTTTACTCCCAGTAAAGGCAATGACAAGATTAGCCGGGTAAATGCGGTTAGTGATATGTTTTCCTCAGGGTTGATATGGGCATCAAAGGACCGTAGGTGGGCGCAAGAAGTAATGGATGAGTGCGCTGAGTTTCCTAATGGCGACCATGATGACTATGTGGACTCGGTGACTCAGGCACTTATAAGAGTACGGAAGGGTGGGTTCTTACGACTGCCGATGGATGAGGAAGATGATCCAAGAGAGTTTAGAAGCATCAAGAGGGCAGGATACTATTGATGAAGATGACCAAAGAACAGACTGAAGCCCATAGAATACGTAACAAGGAATGGCGGGAACGTAACCCCAAGTGGTCGTGGGTAGTTAGTGCTGTCGGCGGCGCTAGGATGAGGACAAAGCAGGCTGGAGGTGAGTGGGGTGAGAACAGCATCACTAATGACTACATCATGAGTATCACCCCAGATATATGCCCAGTCTTTGGAACGACCTTTACATTTGTAGGGCTATTAAAGCAGCAACCATGCAGTCCATCGCTGGATAGAATAGATCCTCATGGTGGATATGTCGTAGGAAATGTCGCAATAATATCTATGAAAGCTAATTCTATTAAGTCGGATGCAACCTCCGCAGAAGTAGCAAGGACGCTGGTTTGGATGAAGTCAGTAGAAAAGATTAAGTTGAAAGACGTATAAAGACAAGTCAAAAAGAACTACCGAATGTCCACCAAAAGGGGTATATAAAATGGCAAACATGGATAAGGCACTATATCAAGCACCTGTCGGTTTAGATGAAGAAAGCCCAGATGCAGAGCTTGTAATAGTAATAGGTGAAGAAGAGGATGCTAATGTTGATGAATCTACCCCCGGAGACTTTGATGCTAACTTGGCAGAAGAGATGGAAGATGGTGTACTGTCCTCACTAGGGACTACGCTGGTAGATCAGTTCAACGAAGATTGGAACGCACGTAAAGACTGGGTTGACACATACGTCAAAGGACTAAAACTGCTGGGCCTCAAATACGAGGAACGGTCAGAGCCTTGGAGTGGTGCTTGCGGTGCGTTCCATCCCATATTGGCAGAAGCAGTAGTCAAGTTCCAAGCAGAGTCTATTATGGAGACTTTTCCTGCCGCTGGACCGGTAAAAACCACGATAATCGGTAAAGAAACGCCGGTTACGCAGGCTGCTGCTGCCCGAGTTCGTGATGATATGAACTTTCAGCTTACTGAGCGCATGGTTGAGTACCGTCCAGAACATGAAAAGATGCTTTGGGCCCTACCACTAGCGGGTTCAGCATTCAAAAAGGTCTACTACGACCCATCATTAGGCCGTCAAGTGTCAATGTTTGTGCCAGCAGAGGATATGGTGGTGCCTTATGGGTCATCTAGCCTAGAAACAGCTGAATGTGTGACACATATAATGCGCAAAACAGCTAACGATATACGCAAATTACAGGCTTCTGGGTTCTACTTAGACATAGATTTAGGTGAACCGACCACTACACTAGACGATATTGACAAGCAAAAGGCAGAAGAACAGGGTTTTACTGCTACCTCAGATGACCGTTTTCGGGTGCTTGAAATGCATGTTGACCTGAATCTTAAGGGTTACGAGGACAAAGATGAGATTGCCCTGCCATACGTCGTAACAATCGAAAAAGGTACCAGCCAAATCCTTGGAATTCGCAGGAATTGGTACGAAGATGATACTTTGAGACTCAAAAGGCAGCATTTTGTACATTATACGTACGTTCCGGGGTTTGGCTTCTACGGTTTTGGTCTGATCCATCTCGTAGGTGGCTTTGCCCAAAGTGCAACCTCCATACTGCGTCAGTTAGTAGATGCAGGTACGCTATCTAACCTCCCGGGTGGGTACAAGACCAAGGGACTACGCATTAAAGGCGATGATACCCCTATTGCCCCCGGTGAGTTCCGTGATGTGGATGTGTCATCAGGTGTGATCCGCGACAATATCATGCCTCTGCCATATAAAGAGCCAAGCCAGACCCTGTACCTGCTTATGCAGAACATCGTGGAAGAAGGACGTAGGTTCGCATCGGCTGGGGATATGCAGATCTCAGACATGTCAGCCAATACACCGGTTGGAACAACATTAGCCATATTAGAAAGGACATTAAAGGTTATGTCTGCAGTACAGGCTAGGCTCCACTTCGCTATGAAGCAAGAGTTTAAGCTGCTAGCAGGTGTGATCCGCGACTACACACCTGAGGAATATGAATATGATGTAGATGGTGGGGCTCAGATCAAGCAAGCTGATTACGATATGTGTGATGTGATCCCTGTATCTGATCCTAATGCAGCAACCATGAGCCAGAAGGTTGTTCAGTACCAAGCAGCTATGCAGTTAGCTCAACAGGCTCCTCAGTTGTACAACCTCCCATTACTACATCGTCAGATGATTGAGGTGTTGGGGATAAAGAACGCTGATAAGTTAGTACCGATGGACGATGACTATAAACCGATGGACCCTGTATCAGAAAACATGGCATTAATTACAGGTAAGCCGGTTAAAGCCTTCCAGTATCAAGACCATGAAGCGCATATCAAGGTTCACATGGCCTTTGCACAAGATCCTAAGATGGCACAGCTAATAGGCCAAGATCCTGCGGCACAGGCTAAACAAGCTGCTGGGTATGCCCATCTAAGTGAGCATATTGCTATGGCTTACCGTACCCAGATCGAACAGCATCTAGGTGTGTCACTACCGGCTACTAAAGATAAGGCAGGTGAAGCTGTTACGCTACCACCAGAGATAGAAGTACAGATCTCTAGGCTCACAGCAGATGCAGCGCAGCAGTTACTGCAGTCTAACCAGAGTCAAGCCCAGCAACAGCAGGCACAGCAACAGCAACAAGATCCTATCGTACAGATGCAGCAACAAGAGCTACAGATGAAGCAACAAGAGATCCAGCTCAAGGAAAAGAAGATACAGATGGATGCTGTTGCCTTGGCTGATAAGCAAGATCTGGAAGAGAAGCGCCTTGAGTTTGATATGCAGTTGGCTGGGGTGAAGCTAGGCTCTGAGATCAAGCACAGAGAAACAAAAATGCAAACAGATGCAGTAGCCGCAGCTGATAAACAAGAGTTAGGGGAAGCTAAGGCCCATCTGGATGCTCAAGTTAAAGGCATGCAGTTAGGACATCAAATATCTTCGGCACACAAAGCTGGGATGAACCCCAAGTTACCGGGTAAAGGGGCATAAAAGATGGACAGTGTAAAGCTGCTTAGGCATCTGATAGAAGAAAATAACGCGGACATCCGTGCGTATGTAGAAAGCGTCGCCTCTGGTAAACCCCCTAATATGGAGGAGTACCGGAGGTTGTGTGGGGTAATTCATGGGTTAAACCTTGCGAATGAGAAGATAAAGCACATGCTAAATATGATAGAGCGCGGGGAGGATACAGATGAGTAGATGACCCCCTCCTTGTAATAACAAGAGCGAAGTACAAACGAAGTAAAAATACAGTCTTACGACTGCGCACAGAAAGGAGTTTTATATGTCTGATATTCTTATCGGGGTTGATGCAACTAACCCTAATCTAGCATTTACACAAGATACAACCGACGCAGAAAAAGCTTCACAACTTCCAACTCCTAGTGGATTCAACATCTTATGCGCTATTCCTGAAGTAGATAAGGAGTATGAGGGTGGCATTATAAAGGCTGATACTACTCGCCAGAGTGAAGAATTTACCACGATGGTGTTGTTTGTAGTACGGATGGGCGACCTAGCATATAAGGATGAAACACGGTTTCCTACAGGTGCTTGGTGTAAGGAAGGGGATTTTGTCTTGGTACGGCCTTATGCTGGTACCCGGGTGAAAATACATGGTCGGGAATTCCGACTCATTGCAGACGATAACGTGATGGCTACCGTGGATGATCCACGTGGTTATTCTCGCGTATAAGGAGATTAGACATGGATAAGGAAGAAGGAGTATCAGTAACAGCAGAAGAAAACCCTGACATCGAGATAGATATTATTGATGACACCCCTGAAGCAGATAAAGGCCGGCCTGTAGCTAAAGAAGAGGCTAGCGATGCAGAAGAAGGGGATGATGAGGATGAGGAGCTAGATAAGTATTCTGGTAGTGTTCAGAAGCGTATCAAGAAGCTAACCAAAGGTTACAACGATGAGCGTAGGGCTAAAGAAGCTGCCTTACGGGAGCGAGAAGAAGCAGTTAAGTTTGCTCAACATCAGTTTGAGACTACAAAGAAGCTGCAGAAGCAGTTAAGTGAGGGTAGTGAAGTCCTAGTTAATACCTCACGGGAAGCAGCAGATCAGCAGATGGAAGCAGCTAAACGCGGGTTTAAGGATGCCTATGACTCTGGTGACTCAGATAAGATTGCTGATGCACAAGAGGCTATATCTAAGGCTACGCTTAAAAAGGATCAATCCAGTGCACTGCGACCTTTACAATTT